GCTCGTCTGTTTTGCATTAAAATTTGTTGGCGTAAGAGCCGAGGCCTGGTTATTTGGCGTCATCGCCCATTCAGATGCGAGGGATCCGGCAAGAAGCCCCTGTGCATCTGACTTTAGCCACTGAATCTTATTGAGCTGATCAGAGTTCAAGTTCTTTGATATTGCGTTGTTATCAGCCACCGCAAGACTCGAATTCGATGGCGCGAAGTTCGTGTATTCAGAGGAGACACTTAGATCGACTCTTTGCGGGTAAAGAGGTAGCCCAGCCAGCGCAAATCGATCTTGGTGAAGACACCCGGTCGATGGATAATTATTCACCGAATATGCGCCAAGGTTCCAAGTCGTGGCCCAAAAGCCTGAGTTGCTAAACGTGGCCTGCGTGCGATCAAGTGCAATCGTCGCTCGGGAAGAGTCTTGAACGGCCGTAATCTTTCCCCAAATTCTATTGCCGTTTGATCCGTAGACCGCCACTGACCTTCCCGTGTCTCTGAAGGTCACTGTGGGCGAAGTAACGGATTCAAATAAGGCCGGATAGACAGTGCCACCGACGGAGACACCGCTATTGTAAACGGCGCCAATCAGATCAAACGCTGTGTCAGATATTTTTTGGATAGGCCACGAAAGAGCAGATGCGCTCGACGTGCCATTGTTGAACGTCTGAGCTCCGGTCATGCCGCGGATGACGACCCTGCTTCCGGTCGAAAATATGTGGTTTGCCGTTGTCGTAACCCTTGGCACTCCGGCGCCGTTGTTGGCCACCGTAGACACCGAGTAAATCGGGCCAGTGGTCGCGTCGTAAATCGTCGGACCATTGTTGGCCACAGTCGGCAAAATTGTCGGCGCACCAAGGATAAGGGCAAGCTGAAGAGAATCGCCAAGCGACTTATACGAGTTGATCGGCAGATAGGGTCCATCTTGAAAATTGACCCTCGTCAAATCCCAATTCAAATTTGAATATCGATTAAGCCTGTACGTCGGATATGCCGAGCAATGAAGAAAGAGCGTGTCTTCCTTCTGCGTAAATTTGATGTTTCGAATATCAGGGTATGAATAAGGGCTCTGGAGCTCGAGTGCGCCCGTAATCGAAGAGGAAATGACGTTTGCCGTCTCGCCAGGGTTAGGCAGAGAAGAAGTCCTGAGCCCATAGGTCGGAAAGCTTGAGCCATAGTCCGACGAGTAGAACGAGCCGACCCAGACCGTCGTATTGATTGTGATCTGAGCGCCGTTTGTGAAAAAGCGAATGTACTTATCGCCAAACTCAAGCATGTAGTTTTGAGTTTGAGAAAATTGAAACGGAACAAGCTCTGGCGGCTTTGATGGATCTTTTGCATCGGCCCCAGAATACTTTGATCCCGGCCGTCTTAATATCGGCCCCTGAAGGGTTGGAAGCCAGTTCAGGCAGCCGGCAAGGCCCGTTTTATATCGCTCGTTATCGGCTCGCCCGTAAACCCGCGGGCTGAACTCACCGCCCGAAAAGCTTGGCTGAAGTGGTGAGGCCTTCGGCATTTAGTCCCTCACCGTTATCCATGTCACCGTCGGCGCCTTGATGGGGGCGTTTTGAATGTCGTTTCTTCGTTTGGCCACCCTAAGAATGGCGTCCTTGCCGCGCATGAGGTTTTGAAGTTTGGAATTTGAGTTTGTGACCTCTTCGCAGCACGCCTCGGCAAGATTGTAGGCCAACGCTTCTGCAAAGGTCGCCGAAAACATACCCTCGGTCACGTTCGACGAGACGTATCTGATCGGCAATGGAGCATCCTGATCGCTCACGATACATAGCGTGTTGTTGAATGTCTCAATGTTGTAGTCACGGCGCCGCGTATTGTAGAGCGTAGTTTCATCCGGCGCCAGATAGAGGAAGTCACCGGGAAGAGGGAAATACCTCTGCTTGCCGTAGATCGGTGGCGTCGGGTCCGCCGCAAGGTTGGCCCTTCGGCACGAAAAATTCCACACATGCTCCTCAAGGCTCGACATCAAAATCGAGTCATACGCCCTGATCATGGCCCGGGCGCTTCTCGAGTTTTCGTTTAGCGAGGAGATCGCAGGCTGCCCTAAAAGCTGAAGCCCGCGGTTAATGATGCCGATCTTTGTCGTCGAAGCCGGCATCTATCCTCCATAAGGAATTGGCACAAGAGTCGCCGCGATTCCAATCGTGGAGCCCACGTTTGAAATCATGCGGTACTGACCTTCAGGCAAGTCGTAAGCGGTCACTTGGTCAGCCGAATACGTGGTGCCGTTCACAGCAAGCCACTTCTTGTTTGCCGCCTGAGTTTGCAAAAACACACCGCCACCATATTGGGTCGCAGCCACAACGACGACCGAACGTCCGCCTTCAAAATAAGAGGCGTTGCCCGCGGAGCTCCCAATAAAGCTTGAGTTGATTAAGGTGACTGCTGTTCTCATTCAGACCTCAAGCCGGCGGCCATTTGGCTTTAGTGATGATGTACTGCTTGATGTTCTCAAGCATGGTCAGGACTTCTTGAAGACCATCGCCGCCAGCGGAAATCCCCGCTAAGTCCACCCGAACTTCGACGTCAAGACCGGCGGAAGTGCCTGATCCCTCGGTGACCGAGTTTTGCGTCTCCCCACGATTCAGACCGTAATACCGTTGAGCCATTTATCCTCCAAATTTGAAGGGGGGCTTTTGGCCCCCCTCCGATTTCACTTAGCGAACGTAGCGTGCGCGCAAACCAACATAGCCTGCTGCCGTGTTCACGGTGCGGACAACGATACCGAGATCGATGTCACAGCCCGGATCAGCGGCGAGACCAAGATTCTGCCAAAGCGGCATGTTCCGCTCCGGAATCGTGTTGTTGGCAAGCGTGCCAAGCGCATCCGAGTCAAGCAGACCAACTGTGTCGGGAACCGTGATCGCCACCGCGAAAGCGGAAGACTGGATCAAGCGGCCAGCGACAACACCGGACTGAACCGTGTAACCCGACTGGTTTTGGATCGTAGTCGGGAACCACGCACCGATATCGAGCGAAGTCGTGTTGATCGACGCCGCAGCGCTGAGCTGCAAGGACGACAAACGAGCGCTCGAGGGAACGGAGACGCACTTAACGAACGAGCCGTTGTCGGAGCTCGCGGGCAGGTTTTCGCAGCCCCAAGCTTCGCGCACAGCTCCTACGGCGACGATCGGATCCGTCAGAACTGACGGGGATGCGTCCCGGTTTGCGATCATTTTTGCCTTTACGAAAGATGATGCCATTTATTCACCCCCACCCTTACCGACACCAGATTTTGACGACTTTGTTTTCCTCGAGACGAGTGGCACCGAAAGTCGCCTTAACGTATGCCTGCCAGGGAATGCCTTGGAGATCTTTGCGCTGAGAGATGTCCGTTTGCATTTCTTGCCACATACCGAGGTAAAGGCCGGATTTGCACCAAAGCGGAACCGCGTTCGACGTTCCCGCCGCATCATCCGTTCCGGTCTGGATCAACTCAGTGTGAATGAAGTTGATACCCATGAAACGGTCCAAGCGATCTTCAACCAGCGGAGCTTTGCCGCCGTTAAAGTCTGCGTGAACAACCTGAATTTCGGCGAGCAAGGAATCGTGCTCTTTCGAGCTGATCGCGCAGAAGATCTGCTCTTTGCCGAAGTTCACGTTGCGCGAGCGCAGGATGCGCTTGGCTTCGCGAAGCTTAGCGAGGGTCAGGTTCGTTGCGGAAGCCGCACCTTGGGAGACGCTAACGGTTTGGCCCGTGCCAAACGAGGTCGAAGTCGTTCCCGACTTGCCGGTTTGGTTCGTGCCAAAAACGCGGGTCAGGATTTCGGAATCCATCGCGCGGCCGATTGCGTTCTTCGCGTTTTGCACCATCGTGCTGGTCGGATCGATCAACAAACGGAGCTTGTCGAAAGAGTCGAGCAGCTGGGGAAGGTCATAATCGGTCGGAACGACCCAGCGGCGATCGGTAGCCGCTTCGATGTTGCCCATCGGGTTAAAACGACCAACAACTTGCTGGGCGACGATGGGAGCGTACTGATCAACGGGCGAGGCCTGTTCGCCGTAGTGACCACCGCCAACGGTGACACCCGGCATGAGAACAGCGCCTTCTTGTTGCAAAAGCAGCTGAAGCGTATTCGCGTACTGCTGTACATAGTGATTTGGAACTTGGCTTGCCATAGGCTTTAAGCCCTCCAGAAAAAATGATTAAGGAATCAATTTCCGAAGAGGCTTGTCCTTCGCGATTGCTCGCTACTCTTGGGGCCTATTCATGCCCTCGGCCGGGCCGGCTGCGGTCCTTTTCCCGCTGTCACGACGGCGTGAGCCGGGATCCGCTCACGTTATCGTCGCCACACTCACCGATCCCGTTAGCCAAAAACCAACTGCAAAAAAATTGTCAATTCAAGGGTCCAGCCAATTTTTTTAGACTTAAGTGGCATACGCCCACTCGTTAAGTCGATTCCATTGCTGTTTGGCATCGGCATCGCCAGACATGAGCCGCTTACCAAAACCCGGATCCGATCGTAGCCTTGCGATCTCAGCCTTGGCGGCATCGGGCGACATGATGTTGCCGCCGGCGTTTTGCCCGCTAATGAACGGCGCCTCACCGGTGGAGCGGCCCATGCGGTAGAGAAGCTGCATGGCCTTGTCTGGGCCTAGGACGTTTCCTAGCGCCTGAACCTCCGCCTCGCTCATCCCAAGCTTGATTGCGCCTTGATCGGCGATCTGCCGGTTCTGGTCGAATGCTGCGCCCCACTCTTTCTTAAGATTGTTCTGAGCATCATTAAGCTTGGCCTGAATCTCTTCAGCCGACTGCTTGGTTCTGGTCTCGTTAAGGCCGTTCCACCAATTCACGATGTTTTCGACTTGGCGCTGGGTCATCCCGGTCTTGTGCGCAACCTCACGAAGCCCATTGGCCAAAGCCTCGTCGGCGCCCTCCTTCGGCAGATTGATCGAGTAGTCCTTTGCGTCCTTTGGCGCGCCTAAGCGCTCAAAGATCGCTCGACCTTCAGGTGTGTCGAGATTTTCCGGAAGCTTTAAAATCCGATCTTGAGGGACGCCGTGGAGCTTTTCGAAATTGCGATAAGACTCAACTACGGCGGCTGTGTCCTTGAAACCTTTGTTTTGAACGTAGGACCTGAGATCGTCGTTGAGTCCCGTCGTCCAATCGGTAGGTGTTGGGGCCGACGCGGGTGTAGGTGTCACGCTTTGGGTTGCCGCTTGGGTGGTAGTTGATGCGGGTGCGGCTCCCGCCGCTGCTGCTACTTCTGACATATTTCCTCCATAGGTTTAGAAAAAAATTAACCAGCTTTTTCATTCTTTTTAAATTTGAGGAGCCAATCACAGCCCTCCTCAATTCCTTTTTTGAAGTCCTTGATCTCAATCGACGGAGTGAAGATGTCCGTAATTCCGTCGAACCCGAGCTTTTTCCCAAACGCCTTCAAAAGATAAAGCACTCGATTTGGTGCAAGAGGCGAATCATAGAACAGGCAATCAACCTCTGGAGCTGTGTTGTAGGCTTCAAGAATCAGTGCTTGAAGTTTTTTATATGCCTCGATTCGATCTTTTTCGAGGCCCTCAAGAACCTCTGCAAAAACCTTGATGTCTTTAAGAAGCTTTTCAGTTTTATCCCAACTGCCTTTGTCATGTTTGCGCTTCATCTATTCCCCTTTTGGCATAAAATTAGCCTTGTGAAATTCCATCAACTGCTCTGAGTTCAAATGCAGATGCTCTTGAATCCTGAGCCACACTTCTTTTCTTCCCTCGAGCGCCGCATGGATCCGGTGGTCCTTATGAAAAGTCGTTTCGTGCGCCCTACAAAATCTGGCGAGATCAAGGAGCACGAGCCTTGCGGATCGGTCATTGAGATTAAAAACCTTTTTGTATGCATAGGACCTGTCTCTTAGAAGAATCTTGATGCGATCGATTGCGTCTCTGATCATTTATTAAACCTCGTGATTTTCGTGGTCCTTGGTCCAACGAGACGAATTGACACTTCCCTTTTTCCGCCATTTCTTCCCGACACCTTAATGTCATGTAAAAAAATATCGACGTCGCCGACGCGAACGAAGTTAAGCTCATTCAGATTTATGATCAGACCACCGCCCTTTGGATTTTCAATACTCATTTGGTTGCCTTAATGACCCCCGCTACGGCTGGCGCCGCCTCAATCATCTGCTGTGTTTGTGCTTGTTGTGCTCTCGCCGCCCGGAGTTGGGCTACTTGATCAGGCGAGTTCATCCAAGAGCTAGGTGTGCCTTGGATTTCCGCGGCCTGCGGAATGATTTCGTGAAAATTGTAATAATCGAGATAAGACGGGTCTTGCATCTGAGAGGCAATATTTAATGCCATCTCGATTGAGCGCATAGCGCCTGCGACCCATTCCGATTTCTGAGTTCGAGAAATCGGCGAATCATGAACGATTGCATACTCGCCCTCGGCCTCTCTAAGCATGGGCGGCATCGGTGGAAGCTTTCCTTGCTGTGACAAGAGATCAAGCTCACGCTCGATCATCGGCTCAAGGTATTCCGACTGCTGGCGGCCAATCGTTGGAGCAAGGAGAATGCTCTTTTCTCTCACTCGTTCCGCCACTTCAGTGGCCGTCATCTCTGGCGTTTCAACGAGAATTTGGAAGAGGTTTACGAGGAAAGTGTCATTGACGATCTTTCGCTCCTCTTCCATGAACTCTTTCCCGATATCAACCCGTCCTACAGGTAGCGGCTGAGCCAGGAGACGACCCTCAGCTGACACAGCACCAGGAATAAAGGTGCCAGGCTCAAGAGAAGCACCATCCATAATACCGTCATCATGAAGGAGCATGACCGGGTCAACAGCGAGCTGACCTTGCTTGAGCATAGTCTCTTTTTGCTTGTTGAGAGTCTTGATGGCGGGAAGTGCGTCCATCGCAGGGCTTCGGCCATAAACCTCAAGAGGGGCCTGATAGTATCTTGAAATCGCAAACGGAAAGCTTGTGTAGCCGCCCTCGGCAAGTAGCTTCTTCTCAGTGAGAGAGATGTAGTAGGACGCATATTCCATTCCTTTGAAATCTTTGCGTTCTGGATCCCGGTCTTTACGGGGCACGACCCAATGGAGGAAATAGAAATTCTCCTCCGGGTTGGTCTGTGCTTTCCCCTTAATCGACTCAGGCGTGACATCACCAAAAAGTTGTACGGTCTGGCGCGCGGTCATCATGAAATACCGGCAGACTCGATCGATGACCCCTTGATGATTCTCCTGGAGGTAAATCTCACTCAAATGACAGTTGCGATAACGAAGGCCCTTTTTACCCATAAGGTTATCGATAAAAAGCGCACCCGTTCCATAAGCACCAAGCGATAAATACTGAAGCTGATTCTGTGAGGCAAAGTTCGCAGATGGCGAATATCGCTCCTTGAACAAGATCTCATTTACGCTTTGGAACCAATCTTTGGTCTTCTTATCCTTCTTTAAGATTGGGTTATCCGTAGTGAGCAAATGCCAATACGAATTTCTAGGCGTCAAAAGCGAATCAAGGATAGCGCCAAAGCGCTGAAGGGCGATAACGCCAGTCGAATCAAGTACGTCTTGGTTCCTCTTCTCCCCTTGCATGTTTCGCATGAGAAGTGACTGAAAGAGGTTCCGGTGCATCGGATAGATTCGTGATGCGATCTCGTTCCAATGATTCTCGAAATTATATCGCTGACCTTTGAGGTTATCGAAGTCCCGGCAAAGCTCTTCGGTTAATCCCTGCTCGTAGCTTTCGCCAAGCTTGTCGTTCTTTGAAAACTGAACGTAGCCTTCATTCATCGGCATTTAAAAACCCAACAGGCTTGATGCGCTTATGTTGCCATCAACGCCGAGGCCGGAGGTGAATAACGTGCTAGAGGCTCGCTTTCGTTTCAGTTCATCCTTTTGCCCCTGAATGGCATCAAGCCTGGCTTGAGCGGGATCTGGCGCGACGGGGCCAGCGGCAGGCTTAGCTCTTGCCATTAAGCCCTCGGCAAGTTTGTCGCCGCCTTGATTGCCGAGGACCAATTTCGAAATAGGATTGTTTTTTCCCATGCCCCTAACCATTCAAAAAAAATTTCTCATTTCAATCGAGAACTGATCTAGACCAGCCGGAATAGCGCCTATTGCCAGGACGCCTTTTGGTCTTATGGACTGAAGACCGGGGCCACTTCTTGTGAAAGGTCAAAGCCAAGGCATCTCCGTGGTTTGGAGACTTAATGCCTCGCCCCTTCATCTTGTCTTTGCTCTCGAGCTTAATCTTGTCTTCGCGGCCGACGTTTTCTTTTTGCGGGTTACAAAGATCAGCCTCTAGCTGTCGATCACGATCAATCATGGCGCCAGGAAGCCAATCTCGCATGAGCCCCCATAGCTCAGTCCTATGATCAAAATACTGGGGATCAGAAGGGAGAGAGCCAAAGAGGCACTCATGCACCTTGATCCCAAGCTCTTTTAATCGATCGATGATCCCTGCACCGGCGCCGGAATCAATGACAATGTGATCAGGGTTATACGTGTGAATGGCCTGAAGCACCTTCTCAACCACTTGCATGTTATCAAGACCTTTAAACTCTTCAGCCGGCACTGTCCTCGCATCCCGCCCACGCCTAAACCTAAACACAGTGGCGTCATCCCCAAACCTTGCCGGATCAACCCCAAGCACAAGCGGCTCATCATTGTCGTACTGAAGCAAATCCCGGCTTTGAGCCTCTTTGACGATAAGCCTAGAGATGAACTGCTTTGTCCCTTGCTTTGGGAATCTGCCATAGACTTCAACCGCGGCCTCGTCGGAATCTTCCCCATGCTTCCTGATGATCTCTAAAAGCTCAGACT